GCGCAGTCCCGTTGTATTGCTGATTCTCTGCAACGATGCCGGTCATGCCGAGTTGAACACTCGTAATGGCATTCATCACTGCGAGCAGGGTGGCTGCCTCAAGGCTTGCGATGAAGATGACGAATCTGGAACGTGCCGCAGGGTCCGATTCGGCCGCCTCACCGTTTTGAACGGTGGATGCATTAGACACATAGTCAACGCCAGCGATTGCAGTTCCTAGCGTATTGAGCGAGCCGGATGCCACATTGCCGGCCGTGCCTGCAGTTGTACATTGAACTGAGACCGTTGCGCTGGCCTGCCCGGCGGGCAGCACGTAGCCTCCTTGGCTCGCGCTATAGGCTGCATTCGTGGTGTCTGCAATGACGGCGAATTGGACCGTTCCGTCAGCCGTCTGAACGATGGCTCCGACAGGAATCAGAGCCTGATTCGTGGGCGTGAATCGCGAGAACGTTTCCTGCGTCGTCGCTGCCGTTGCCGGCAGCCGGGAGAACCCGAACTGGGCAAACCATGTGTCCAGATCCGTGCCGTTCGATGTGGCCGCGCGGGTCAATGCGACGCCGGCAAGCACGAGTCCCTGAAGCCACATGACGACCGACGCCGTCGCCTCAACGGCCGATCGGAGAATTGAGCCAATCGTTAAGTCTACGAGGACTTTAGCGTAGCCTTGGATATTGGCAACGGTCTCGCTAACCAGCGTATCGAAGTCTTTGGTGGAAATGGCCATGCCTACACGTCCACATTAAAGCTGAGGAGCACCGGTTTGCGCGAAAGCGCATCGGTGTACTGAATCTGGATCTGCATCCCGGCGGTGATACTGCTGATCGTGACGAGCGGCACTGGCAACTGAAGGATTGAATCCTCGAGCTTGAGCTGCGACTGGACGATAGCTTTCACTTCGGAAACCGACGCATTCGAGCCGATCAACTTCGGCAGGCCGCCGCCGTACTCAGGGTGAAAAATGTAATCACCCGGGTTCGTGCACAAGCGGCGAATGATCCGCTGCTGGCTGCGAGTGTCGCCAGTCGCCGTTTGCAGATCGCCAGTCGCACTGGCCGAAATATCGCCGCCATACCAGTGATACAGGTCGGAAAGGAGTTGCTGCGTCATTGCGGAACCCCGCCAAGGCCGGAGCCGCCAGAGTTAAGGTGCTTGTGTCCGCTGCCGACGTCATGCCCGTTGTTCGTCAGTGCGCCGCTTGTGTTCGTATCGCCAACGATGTTCATGTTCCCGGTGACCGTCGATGCGTGACCGCTGCCGTTATCGCCGGAGATCGTGATGCCCCCTTCGCCGCTGAGCGTTTCAGTCACGTTAAGCGTGTTATCCATCTGGACCGGGCCGATGATGTGATGTTGCGCGGCAGTCCGAGTCGCAGTACCAGTGACCGTTTCGGTGTAGTTGCCAGAGACGTGCAACATGACGTCGCCATTGGTCAGAAACTTCAACGCCGAAGTCGATTTGTGCACCGTCCACAACTCGCCAGATGGAACGGGCGGCGGCCGGTCCTGATCGCTATAGATAAAACCAGAGACAGTCGCCGCCTCCGGATCGCCGTCAGCGAAATCGACGACCGCTTGGTCGCCGATTTGCGGACCATATGCGACACCCCAACCATTGCCGATTGCCTGCGTCTCGATCGGAATCCATCCGGTTAATATGCCGCTCGGTTGCAGCGCCACCTTCACCGAGTATGTATTCGGGTCATAGCTCTGCACCAAACCATGCATGCGCGATATCTTTTGCGCCGCGGCCAGCATAGCCCGCTGCGTCATCGCGTTCTGGAGTTGTCTCATGCTGCTAGATTGGTGACTTGCAGATCGGGGTTGTGGTTCTTCGCGTGCGCGTGCATTGAATAGCCGGCGCTCAAGCTGAATTCGCGAGTGACGGAGTCGACGTAGAACGTCTGATTGAAGTTGCCGGGGAATCCTTCCGTCTGAATCATGACGCGCGGCGTCAGCAGGGCATCGCCGGGCGCGTCGTATGCCAGATTGACTTCGTGCTTGACGATCTGGTTGTACAGCGCCTGGGCTCGAGCAACGGCTTGTTGCTGGGTCAGCCCTGGTACGTTGAATTCGTATGTCTGCACGTTACCGAACGGACTTGCCTTGCCAGCTTGAATTGCCTTCGGACGGCTCGGGTAGTAGCCGTCGAAACCTTTCTTCTGCTTGTTGTTCCAACTATGAACAATGACGCTTACGCCCTTGGCAACCGTCAGACTTCGACGGAACCGGGCGCGACCGCCATTCATGGTCGAATATCCGGCAGTATCTGACGGCGCCTGCCAGCGGACCAGATACGGGGTATCTGGCGTGCGCGGATCGGGACCGAAGTAGAGCGTGTGGCCCTTGGTGTAGACGACAAAGCCTTCTTCAGCGGCCACCCAGGCCAACAAATCCCACTCACTGCGCTCTGCGTTGATGCGGACGTGATCAATCTGGTAGTACTTGCCAATGGTTTCGGTCGTCGCCGTGACTTGCGGCGTCAATCCGTGCTTGTTGGCCAATTGTGTGGCCACGCCGGAAGCGGTGAGGTTGTTCCACTGCTCCGTCAACTTCGTGTCGATCAGAGCCGCGGTCAAATCGCGGCCGGTTAGCGTGATCGTCGTGCCGCAAGGGTCGAAATCGATGTCGTCTATCCGTCCGTAGATCAGACTCGACAGGTCGGCCGGAGAGTAGTTGGTCGGATCACCAGGGAAACCTGCGAAAATCTCGACAAACGCCTCAGTTACCGTCGAAAACCATTCGACGTTGAAGGCGTCCGGCAGAAGAGATGTCGCGAATACGACGCGGAACGTGTCGGCCGAGTAAAACGAGTTGCTATCGACGGTCCAATCAATGAAGCCCGGTACGATCGTGTCATTGATCTTGACGAGCGCGCGCGGCTGCCGCGCAACAGACTGCGCGGGAACTTGATTGAGATAGGCCATTACGAGTTTAGGACGCCGCCAGAACTATCGGCGTTGGGCGGAATGGTGATCGTGTTGATGCCGGTCAACTGCGGGTCGCCGCCGAGTTGCGGGTTAGCTTTGGCAATGCCAGTCCAGGACCGGAAATCTCCATATTCCTTGGCCGCGATATCCATCAGGTTGCCGCCAGCCATCGTCGACTGTTTTGCGCTCAGATAGAGCGATCCGACATTGGCGCCGATGCGGCCGGTCACCCGATCAAGGTTGATAAGCAATGGAATCTGCTGGGCCGCGGAAAGCGTGTTCGACAGATTTGCCACGTTCTGCGACAGCGGATTGCTCGGCAGGATGCCGCCTAGCGTCGTCACATTGATCAGCGCATTATTCGTCTGCGCTGTTAGCGTCTGAACCTGTAGCCGGAACTGCTGAATTGGTTGCAGCACGCTGTTTAACTGGCTCTGCGCAGCCGTCGCAAAACTCGATACTGACGAAATAGCGCTTTGCACCGATTGGAATGCACTGGTCAACGTCGGGCTGCCGATTTTGTCGAGCAGCCCGCTTGCGAACGACGCGTCGCCGTTGATCAGGTCGTCCGGTCCCTGACTGGACAGCGATGTGACCGCCTGCGTGAGGTCGGCGATGACTTCGCACTCAATCCGGTACGGAATCTCATAGAAGCGCTCGTAGACCGGCAGAAAGCGCCGGACGATGACCAAATACGAGAATTCTGACCATGTGACGTTCGTGGCTTGTCCGGATACGCGGAGCCCATCAACGTAACGCGCACGATCTAGCGCAGTTTCGCCGCGGAACCGACCGGACCAAGTCAGAGGCTCGGAGAAAGCACCCATTGCGTCGACCACTTTCTGGCCGCCAATGAGTTCGTGAACCGAAAGGCGCTGCTCACCGCCGAATCCGATCGACTCCGGAACCTCGAACTGGTAAAAGCTGATGCCGCCGAGAGTCAGGAGTGTGTCTGGAGTCATCGCTGGTAGCCTAGGCCGGGAGTCGGAAGACCCATGGACATGTCAAAGCTGGTTGTGCCGGTCAGTGGGCTGCTTGCCTGCCGGCCCATATGGTCGGCCATGAAGTTGCCGACGAGTCGCCCGTCGAGATGGACCGTACCCTTCATAGCGTTACTCATGGTGCCGCGCGACGCCACCGGATTTATCGGTGCCGCTCCTGAGCCGGGCTCTGCCGCATTAGCATTGCCGAACATGAGCCGGTACGGCCACGCGAACGCGTGTACGGCGCCATTGGTAAATCCTTGGATCGCCTTGAACGTCGGGTTGTTCGTCATGTCACCAAGCGTTCGCAGAATTTCAGCGCCGGTCTTGAGCATGTTCGTGATCTGGGGCAGCATGTTCTTGCCGAACTCCGCCTTGAAATCCTTCCACGCCGCGCCGAACTCATCTTCCGCGCCCTGCGCCGAGCCTTTGTACTGCTTTTCAAGGTCGGTAATGCCCATCGCACCCTCGGTCACGCCGATGTTCTTGTCGATCTTATGACGCTGCAGGTACATCTGTGCAAACGCATTGCTGGCCGTCCGCTGGCTGAACAGAGTGTTCAGTTCATTGACGATCTGGTCGTCGGTGATCTTGTCGCCCTTTACGAGGCCGCCGTGGCCGCGCACGCCTCCGTTGCGGATTGCAGGAATCAGCACATTCAGCAACCATTCATACTTCGATTGGTTGTAAAGCCCCTCATCCTTCAGCGCGCCAGGCAAAACCTGCTTAATCGTGCCGATCTTGGTGTACTCGATCATGCCTGGATCAATCAAGCCGATCCGCGCGGCTTCCTTCATGGACTTCAGGGAGCCGCGGCCCATCGCCAGATTCTGGTGAGCGCTCATGAGGGCGGTGCCGAAGCGGCTTCCGCCCATTTCCTGAATCATCGGCGCGGATTGCGCATAGAACGCTTGGTTCGACAGGAGTCGAGTCGCTACACCGCCAGTCTTCATGAATGCGAGCAAATCAGTCGGCGTTACAAGGCCGGCGGAGCCAGTCAGAACCTTCTGCGCGAAGTCTGCCTGCTTGAACATCTCGTCGGGAGACGATGTGCCACCGCGCATTTCGATGACCTTGCCGAGAGCCTGGAAAGTCTTCGTATCAAACTTGTTGCCTTCCTCGCCAAACACGCCGCGGTTCGCAGCAAGCATGCGGGTAAAGAGGGGGGTAACGGACTTTGCTTCTTCATAGCTACCCATGACTTCGTGCATGTCGCGCAGCACGGTCATGCGCTCCGTCATCGATACGCCAAACTGCTTCGTGCCGCGCGCAAACGAGTTCGCGTCCTGATTGACCTTGTCGCCCAGATTCAGCGTGCGAAACCGCGTGAAAGCCATGTCGTAGTCTTTCGCGGCTTCATAGAACTTGTGCCCTACGTAGATCGACGCGCCAGCCGCCGCTAGCGGAACGAGCATGTCCGTTGCGAGGCCCATGCCGACGCCGCCGATGCCGAAGCCGTGCGGGCCGACGTGCATATTGCCGCCGTGGATATGACCGCCTCGACGGCCGCCGCCACCAGCGCCAGCGCCTCCCGGTCCAGGCAGGATCGGCGGAATACCGCCGCCTCCAGCGCGACCCAGACCGCGCATACCGAGCAAACGTCGCTCGAGCGTGGCCGCCTCGACGTTCGCAGCAGCCAATTCTCGCTCAATGCCGATGCTGCCAGTGGGCAGAGCGCCCTTGAGACCGCGCAGGTTGCGCTCGGCCAACAAGGCTTCCGTATTGACGTCCTTCAATCCTGCGTCAAGCGCTTTCGAGGCTGCCGCCAGATTGCGGACTCCAACAACCTCGGCGCCCATCTTCTGCAGGCGCTTGTTGACCTGCAATGCCAGTGCATCAACCTTGGCAAACTGCTCCGACAACTTCAGCAGTTGCGGCGTGACAAAGTCATGCAACTTGAGCGTTGTGCCAATCGCGTATGCGTCGATCATTTTGTATTAAACTCAAACACTTAGCTGATGGAGACAGTATGCGATTGATATATCGAGCGCACGAATGGCTGGCGGATCATGTTTCATGGGTGCAGTACCCGAAACCGACGATACGCAGCGTGAGCGGCCATGCAGTTGGCTGGCGAGCTCGCTGGGCGCACCGGCCGCCGATGAACCGGTGGCTTGCAGTCATTGCGCCAATGGGGATCATGCTGCTCCCATATATCGGCGTGTATCTGGCGATCGCCTGGATACTGTTCCTGTTCGCCTACTTCAAAAGGACGTGAGCCGAGGCTTGCGCCAGCCAGCGCCAGCTACCCATGCAAAAGCCGTCGCACCGATGATTGTTTTCACCCGATCCATGCTGTGCAATGCAGCGGGGCCGAAGACGGGGCGCGGCGGCTGCTTCGGCGTGCCTTGATCGAACCAGACAATGTGTGGATCGTTTGAGCCAACCGCCATTTCTTCGCCGGATACAGTGCGCTGAACCGATCTTTGCATCTCGCCGGTACGGAAACCAGGATCATTCTCCGAGTAGCCAAGCCGCGAGCGTTCAGCCTTAGTCGAGTCGGCCAATTCTTCCCACGCGGAGTACGGGCCGACAGCCTGCTGATAGTCGCCAATCATTCCTTGCGCGGTTTTCTGCACTTCCTCGCCAGCCTTGTCGAGAATGTGGTGCTTGACCTCGCCAGAGGTCGCCGCCAGTCGCTCGAGATGCAGGGCGAAGGCGCCAAAACTCTTGAACTCCTTCATTCCTTCCTCGCGAACTCTTTGGTGTGCCAGTTGAAAGTCACGCCCCCTTGCTGCTCAGAAATGATGATCGCGAACGCATTGAGTGTCGTGTCATCCATCGAGAAGGCGAGATCAAATGGCACGCCATGGCTCACCAGCCACAGGGCATTGCGGACGGCGACGTTACCGACTATTTTTTTGCGGCTTCCTCGTCGACCTCCGCATTAGCAAGACCGAAATTGCCGGGCAGAGCTGCGGCGATTGCCTCCATGCCCTCCTCATCGAGGCGCTGATACAAAGCCTCAATCTCGCGCTTCGTCGAAGGCATCAGAATCACGTCGCCATCAATCGAATGCACGTACATGAGGGGGGCCACCATGCCGCGCCACATCGGATTGCCCGACGATTCGTCCATCGCGTCCACGAAGCGCAATTTGCTGAGGGCGGCCGGCTTGCGCAGCTTGATCTCACGCCCTTTAGCGTCAGTCGTGACGACTTCCGCCTTAGCCTGAGCCACGATCTGTTGCGACGGCGTCTGTTCCGTATGATTCACTGTGACTTTCGTCATGTTTTGCCTTATGCGGTCTTGGTGCGGCGCGAGCCGGTCCAGTTCAGCGAGATTTTCACCGTCGCGTCACCCATCCACTCGCCAGCGTCAGCCAGCGACAACAGCACTCCATCGTGGCGGAACTGGGTCGTGGTGCCATTCGGCTCCGTCCGCGTCTCATAAATCTGGCACGGCTGCTCGTTGATGCCAGCGTAGTAGTTCGCCTCGAGCTGAGAAAAGTAGTCGTCGACTACGCTGTCCTGACGCTCCACGTCGAACGAACCGGACCAGCCATCGAAGAAACGCAATCGATCCGTGATGCCGTCGAGGCGCTTCACGCGAACCTCGGTGGATTCCTGCTTGGAACTGAACTTCGTAATCTTGTTGAGCGCCAGGGCGCCGCTCGGCGTCTGGATCACAAGCGTGATGTCGCGCCCAACGGAATAACCGTTCATCGGCATTGCTGCCTCCTTAAACGAGGAAACCCCGCCGCAGCGGGGTCAGAATTGGGAATAGGGAGGCTTAGGTGCCAGCAGGTTTGACGATGACGGTGGTCTGACCGCCCTGGAGATTTACCAGGAAGTTTCGAACGACGGCCTTGTAGCGGGCCTGAACATCGGCCTGCATCCAACCCTGCATGATTCGGGCGTCGGTGTTGTTCGACTTGTCGAGCGTCACCTTGTATGAGTCGATCATTCCGGTGTCGACCATGTTCTGCATGAACTGGGCGAGGCCGGCATATGCATTGGCGCGCGTCTGATCGTAAGTCTGGAAGCCCTGCAACTGGCCGATGAATTTACCGCCCCACGCGTTGATGCTGTAGGCGATGTAATTCGTCAGGCGCGTGTACGAGTCTTCGTGCAACGCCTGATCGGAACTCGTATTGAGTCCGATCGGCGAGCCGTACTGGTTGCCAGCCGGAATCGGGTTCGTGATCAGGTCAATGCCAGCCTGCACGAGCTGCAGCAGTTCGGCTTGCGAGTACGGCTGACCGGTGTAGGTGCGCTGTGTGCCGACGATGCCCTGGAACTGCTTGTTCAGCGACGAGTTCTGCGGCGAGGCGTTCGCGAAATAGCCGGCGAAAAAGCTTTGCGGCGACGTCAGGCGAACCTGGTTGTTGACGGTGTCGTTGATGTAGACCCAGTCACCGAAAATCAGCTTGCCAGCGTACGAATCGATGCCGGCCGTCGCCTTGGTCGTGACGGCGTTGCTGATCGTATCGCCCGCGGGGCCCACCATCAGCATGTAGACGCCTTCGGACAGACCGAAAGCGACCTGATTGGCGTACGACGTCGTGTCGTCGCAGTCGACAAGCGCCGCAACCGATGCGCCGGTCATGCGAAGTGCGTACATGCCCTTGCGCGGTGCCGTATCGGTGCCCAGAAGGACCGAACTGGTGATTGTCGTGGCGCCGTCAGTGCCAGAAGCAAACGCAACGGTCGTCGGTAGCGTGGGCGCGGTCGATGCTGCACCCGCAGAGGCAGTGACCAGCGCAGATGGGCCGCGGAACTGGCTATTACCGCTGTTCACCGCAGAAACGATGGCGTCACGAAGCGTTGCGGCCGTGCCGGGAATATTGTCGAATACTTCCGACGTGAATCCAGGCGCCGACAGCGTCAGCTTGGTCGTGCTCGCCTTGGTGCCGACCGAAAGCGTCGCCGAAAGGGTGTTGCCAAGCGTGCCGGTGTACTTCGCCGTCAGCGTAACGAACGTAGTGCCGAGTGCAGCAGTAGCGGCGATGTCCGTGCCGTCAGTGACGCGAACGAGGGCGTATGCGCCAACATTACCCTGCTGGCTGGCATTCCACAGCGCGGTCGAAAGATCGTACTTGCGCGCCTGCATCTGGCCGAACTTGGCCGAGCCATCGTTGTAGGCGCTCGCGAAGACCGGGACACCGACCGGCCCCCATGATGCGATGCCGACGAGGCCGGCGATGTTGCTCGGAACACCGTTGATCGGTGCCGGACCCGGCGGTACGATCTGCACAATTACTGAAGGCACCTGCTGGGCTGTCAGATTGACGCTGCCCTGTTGTACGACCGTCATACGCGGCTCCAGAAAATAAAAAGCCCGCGCATGGCGGGTCTAGAAACGAAAAACCCGGCGCTTGGCCGGGTCTTGTGCGGAGTGGGATTACTTACTTCGTGTCTACTACCGGCGCCGGATCATCAGCCACCTGCACCACGTACTGCGCCTGAGTCGACGCGAGCACCGCAGCAACCGCCTTTGCGTCGCTGATCAACTCGCCTTGCTTATAGCCGCCGAAGGGCTCGATAACTCGTAGTTGCATTGCTGCCTCACTGGTATGTCGTAACGACCGGAGGCTGCGTTGAGCCATCGGCAGACAGGTTTGTTTCGATTGCGATGATCTGGTATTGCGGATCGGCGACCGTCGTGCCGTATTCGCACGAATAGAACAGGTCGTGCCGGTAGAGTTTGGCGTCCTGCGGGTTGTCGTTCGGGCCACCACCGCCGACGTAGATCAACCGGCCTGCGGTGCCATCGGGTAGCGTGATGAAGAAGCTATCGGCGAGAAGCGCCTTGATTGGCCTCACAACCGCCTTGCGATGATCCGGCGTATCAGCCCAAACGGTGATCTGGAAGCGTCGTTCCTGACGGCTTACTTCGCGCAGGCCCATGCCACTTGTGCCTACCCGCAATACGCCGACTTTCGCGCCCGCGGCCACAGTAATCGCCGGGCCGCTACTCGTGGTGCCGGAAACGTCAATTGCTATGAGCGCAGCCAATGCCGTCGCAATGCTCGTTAGCGTGTCCGATTGCTGCACGGCATAGAGATACGGCTTGCCGTTCACCAATGCGGCGAGGTTGTGAGGCGTGAATGGCGACGGCATCGCACCGCCAACAGTCACCGTCTGACCCGATGCCGAAAGCGTGAGCGTCGGAGTCGTTGCGGGAACAGACTGCGTTTGCGTCATGTACCGCGTGGTGTTTTTCTCTTCCGGGCGCGCAAAAACCGTGACATGAATCTTTCCAGCCTTCAGATCGGCGTCCAGCCTCGATGCGGTTGGCCAACCGGCGTAGCAGATCACTGGAGCGCCTGCGTAAGATGGCTGACTGGTGCCATTTGGATACACGGCTTGCGCACTCATGCCGGCCAGTACGTCCATGATGTCGTATTCGTCGGCCATTATGTCTGTGCGCTCTGCGCCGTAAGTCGCCAACCGAGATCGGTCAATTCCGCACTCGAGACGATGTATCGGCGGTCGATGTCGTCGGTAATGATGTCGGCAGTACGGATAACGATGCCCGGGAACGCGGGAAAGAGTATCTGCCACCACGGATTGCGCACATCGCCGGGCAGATTCGTCTCGTTCTTTTCGCCCTTCGTGCCTTGCAGCACCGAAGCAGGCCATCCGGTCATCAACGGCGTTTCGTTGTCGTCCGTGTCACCGCCATAGCCGACCGCGCCGACGCCCGTCTGCTGCTGCGGACGAAGTACATTGATCGTCCGGTTACAGTCCACCGCGAGAATCGGCAGGATCGGCTGCATTGCCGCGATGAAGAACGTCTGTGTGTCGTTGATCAGGTAATCGCCGACTATCGTCTGCGTGCCATCGACCAGGCAATACCATGTGGGCTTGCCGTATTTGTTCGGCCGGCCATAGGTCATGTCTTCCGCGTTGAAACTGGCATTCAGCGTGACGATCGGGCCGAAACCGAGCGGGTTGAGCGGGTCCGAGGGGCGGAAAACGTTGAAAAGGGGGCCGATGCGAAGAGCAGCTTTGGCGTAGCCGCCATAGACTTTTTTCTGGAGCTTCGTTGCATCCATTACAACTCCAGGGTATCGATGCCCATGCCGCAGCTCGCACACAACTCAGTCGCTATCGCCACCGCCTGCGGCGCGCCGTGACCTAGAAACATCGCCGTGATTGCATAGTCTTGGCCGCTTCCGATGGCCATGAATGGCCGTTCGACGATGATGGGTTCGTCGTTGTTAGCGTAGAGGACCGCTTGGCCAGCGGAATTGATGTGCAGCCGCCGCGCATACATGTCGCCCTGAACGGCGGCCAATTGGCCTGCGGGGCAACCGCTTTCAATCCATTGCGCCAACTGCATCGCGCGAGGAATGTCGCCAGCTAGTCCAATCAGGGTTCCGTCAGCAAGACGACGAATCTTCGTGACGGGAAATTTGCCGCCATTCATTTCCATCATGCGGTCAGCGGCGAGGGTCTTGCCATCCCAACAGATGACTGTCATGACTAGCCTCGCTGCACCGAAATGCTTCCGTTACCAAGCCCGGGTCCCGGCGCAAAGCCGATGAAGCCACACATACGGCGGCGCCATGAATCGAAGAGCCTGTCTCTATCGGCTTGCTCGCGTGCGTTGTGCTTCCATACCGCCGCCTGATCGGTGTCCAGGTTATCGCTAACCGAGGGAATCGCCGATTCAAGCGCGGCGAGATTCGTCAGGTACGTGTTGATCAGCACCGCTTCTTCGCTTGCTGATAGCGACGTCAGCCGTTGTTGCAGCGACATGATGACCATGCCGAACTGGCCGTAGACGAGATCCTGATCGTTCGTGATCTGCATCGTCGTGCCGGCGAGCTGATAGCCCATATACCGGCGCACGTCGGTGAGTTGGGCATCAGTCAACATGTCAGGCTTCCGTTTTCTTCGTGTACTTGCGCTTTGCTGCGGGCTCTGCTGAGGGTGCGTCGCCATCGACGAAAACGTCATGATCTTCCGTCAGATCCGATGCGTTGATGACGATATATCCGAGCGGGTTGTCATCCGAGGCGGGCGAGACGACTTTTACGGTTGGGCATTCCATGGAAACTCCGGAAGAGAAGGGCGGCCGGGATTGCGCCGCCCTGATCGCTTAGCCCAGGAGGGTGGCGATGTGGTTCGACTTGATGGCCTGCACGCCCCATGCAAGACGGCAGTGATAGACCATCTGCATGAACTGGCGATACACGGCAACGTCGAACACGAGGCCCGTCACCGGGTCCGTCACCTGAACGACGTCATCGGCCATATCCATTGCTTCGCCGTTCGGGCCGACCGGCATTGCCGGAGCGCGCGTGATCAGCTGGATAGCCGATTTGCTGAATGCGACGTTCGAAGTCGCGGTATTGCCGATCGTCATCGCGGTGGCCGATGCCGGAATCGCCTGCAGCAAGCCAGGTGCGGCCAGCGTGATCGTGCCCGGAGCGGTATTGCCGACCTGAACGACGTACTTGTTCGTGTCGCCCGCGAACGTGACCGAATCGCCTACGAGCGTCGTGCCCGTACCAGTGATCAGATTGATGACGGTTGCGCCGACAGCGTAGCCTGCCGTGTCGGTCGTGTAGCTTGCGCCAGTGCCCTTCGTGACGGCCTTGACGGCGTTCGAATTGTGGAGCATCGAACCTTCCAGTTCGCCGATGATGCCGCGGCGCAGGAGTTCGTCGGTGCCCGCTTCGTTCACCTTGAACAGCACGTTTTGCTTGCCGCGCAGGTTGGCCATTGCAGCCGAGCCCATCACCAGTTGCAGATCGGTTTGCGGAGCGCCGTTGTCGTCCAGGATCTTGCGGACCTGTGCGATGTCCGACAGGTCGCCGGCCGTTCCGAACGGTGCCGTGCCAGCCGTGCCGTATGCGCGCGATGCGTTCTGATATGCGGTCGCGTGCAGGTCGGCTTCGATCTGGTTGGTCAATGCGCGGAATGCCTGTGCAAACTGGTTCGTCAGGACGCCGCCGTAGCTGCCAGCGTTGATCATGCCGCGCTGTTCTTCGCCGTTCCAACGGATCGGGTAGTGCTTCGACTTGCTGATCGTCATCGTCACGTTGCCGATGTTGCTGTCGCCGGTATTCGGCGCGGTCACGGCAGGCGTGTTGTCCGCGAGCGTGCCAGCCGGCGCGATCGGGATCATGATGGCCTGGTTGAGCGCTGCACGTTCGCCTGAGCTGTTTCGCGAGACGGCCGGAATGTAGCCCAGCAATTCACGCGACACGACGTCGAGTGCTTCGTAGATCGTCGGGATCAGGCCGGTGAGCGTGTTCGCGCCCATCACGAGACCCTGGCGAGCCATGAAGTTGAACAGGTATGCATGCGCAATCAGTGCGTATGCGCGGAGGTGAAGCTTGACTTTGGAAAGGAACGACGTTTTCACAGGAGGTAACCCTATAGGTGAGTGAATTGAACTAGCGAAACAGGTAGGCCATCCAGCCCGAAGCGCCTTTCCTCATCCAAGGTCTGGCTATTGGTCATGCAGAAAATGAAACCGGTCAGTCGGTGAGCGTTGCCTTGCCGGCGCGGACATCTGCCGACACGGAAGCCTGTTTGATGGGATCAAGACTGTTGAAATCGGCGCGCGTATAGGTCTTCTTGCCGCCCGATCCCCCGCCGCCTTGTGCGCCGCTACCGCTCGCGCCCGAGCCCTTCATGATCTGGTCGCGGTACGGGTAGTTCTCGACGAGCGTTTCGAGCGCTTCATCGAAGTTGGCGAGTTCGCCGATGCGTGTGCGGGAGAAAATCTTGTTGCCACTCGCGTCATAGGCAACGGTGTTGCCATCTTCGATCTTGAAGGCACGACCGAACGCGGCTTTGGCGATGTCGCCAGGGATTGCCAACTTCTCGGCGATAAACTTCGAGCGGTCAAAGCTGCCGCCGATCTTTTCGTCGTAAAGCTGGTTTTGCAGGGCGTCGCGTTCGGTCTTGGTCTTGGCGAGCTCGGCGACGAACTGCTTGTTTGCCGCTTCGACCTGTTCTTCGGCGGTGCGCCTGGCTGCCGCCTTGATTTCCTCGACCTTGCCAGCCGCGATCAGGTCACCATCCTTGATGTTCTTGACGGTCTCGAGCGCTTTGCGCGCTGCGTCTGCGTCTTCGATGCCTTCGAACAGCTTGGCGCGTGCTTCTGCGGCTTCTTTCGCTTCGCGATGGGTCTTTGCTTCCCCGTTGAGCCGCGTGATCGTGCCGATCGTGCCGTCACCATCAAAGGGCGATTCTTTGCCATCCGCATGAACAAACACGGGGAGTTTCTGACCGTTGACTTCCTGAACAACAATGCGACCTTCTGCGTCGTACTTGAATGGCATGGTGTTTTCCTGGTCATCCGACCGTTTTGCGAGCCATCCGGCTCAATGCGCCACAGCCCATCCGGGCGAGCGGCAATAAAAAAGCCGCAGGACCGTTAGGCCATGCGGCTTGCTACTGCGTGAAGCGTGATCAGGTGTCTTTGATCTGCACCTGCGCCGCCGTGACCTTGACGGCGTTCTGCTTGATACGAACCTTCTCGTCTTCCCACTTTCGATCCGGAGAGATCACGCCGCGGCGTTGCGCCTCAGCGAAAAGCGACTCGTCGGAGAAGGTGCCGTCGACGTTCATGTCGCGCAGCAGTTCAAGGGATGCTTCGGCGAGCGATGCAACGCCGAAATCGTTGAATATCTGGATGTGGCCGCCTTCGGCCTCGCCGACCCACTCCGCCATCAGTTGCAGGGCGGCGTCGATTGCGTCCTCTTCATCCTGAATGATCCGCTGCAATGTGCACATACCGGCTTCGTTGTCGGCCACCGTGTGCGCAACCGTCATGTTGCCGGGCTTGATCACCAGCAACTCAGCGCCAACCTGCCGCATCCGGTCTTCGAGTGCCGTGAGTTCTTTGGCGCCAGCGTCGATCGCTTTGCCACTGTGCTCGACATACTTGAGGTCGGCGTGCTCTTCGGAGGCGTTGACAGCAGAAGCTGCACCTACCGTTATCGGCGTTTCCCCAAGCATCTTCGCGAACAGGATC